TATGGAAGTTATTCAAACTGGTATTTAAGATTAACATTTGCTACTGCTGATGCAGACAAATTTACAAATGGTGTTCCATTATATACTGCTGATGAAGCATTGAATGGTCAACCAGTTGACTATACTCAGTATTCTGGAAGTAATTTTTATGTATTCATCTATCTTTCTACTGGATGGTCTCAACCTGGAGTTTATCCTACTGTTTCTTCAGGAACTGACGTAAGTGTTGGTGCCCCATCTGCAGGTGGATCTGATAGTGACGTTGATTTGAACTCACTGATTCCCTTGATTAGTATTCGTCTTGCACCATCAGCAGATAACAATTTGATTGGAGAACTTGGTGAAAGAGATATTATTAATCGAATGCAATTAAAATTACAAGAGATGGGTGTTTCTGTATCACATGACTCAAGAATTACTGTCGTGTTGAATGGAGCATTAAGTAATTTAAATCATCTAAATGTTGGTTCTCCATCACTTTCACAATATACTTCTCATGAATCTGGAGATACAATTCAGGGAGGAACAAAAATTTATGAGTTCCGTGCATCTGGTGGACCCATTGGTATTGGAACTCAAGGTGAAGAATTTAGATCTGTTGCATCCGAATCATTTGATTTAAGTAGATTGTCTGATCTTGGAAACTCTATTCTTGGTGGTGATGGTGTATTTCCAAATGGTCCAGATGTAATTACAATTTGTGCATCAGCTCTTGATACTGCAAGTATCAGTGGAAATTCACCTTATCAGATATCATCCAGAATTTCTTGGGCAGAGTCGCAAGCATAAACTGTAGCTTGTAAAGTGTCCTAGTGTTGTAAATCAAATTTCGTAATGAATGGCATAGAAAAACTTATATTCATCGCATCATTTTTTTGGGTGATGAATTGGGGAACCCGTGTCACAATGCTTTTGATCAATGCTATCTCTTGAATTTTCTGGTTACAAATACAGTAAAAAAAGGTGTGAAAGTGTAGTTAATTGGTTCATTCAAAAATATCTTCCTAGACATAAAATTGAGATTGTTGTTCATCATCGTGGCATGATGCGTGATGGTGTTTATGGATGGGTTGGAGTGACAGATTGTGATTGGCGTCCAAGATCTTTTGAAATTGAGATGCACAATCAAATGAAACCTGAAGATTACATAAGAGTGCTCCTACATGAACTGTGGCATGTATTACAACACGTTAGGGGGGATCTTAAGGATAAAGGTGACAAACGCTATTGGAGAGGCATAGACCACTCTTCTACAGATTACTCTGACCAACCATGGGAAATCGAAGCTTATGAAATGGAAAAGCAATTATATGATGATTATATGGGAATTAAATCATACCACTTTAGTAATCGCTTGACAAGATGATAATTATTGTGTAGAATATCTTTGCTAAGGTTGATAAGAATGGCTAAAGTTGTAGAGAGACATAGATATAGAGATAAAGAAGTATTTGAGACTAGAAGATTAGTATTCAATCCATATGACTATACTGAAAAGAATATGTGTCTTGTGATTGGATTGATTGAAAGAAATATCACTTCTGACTTAATCAAAAGAAAGAAATTAATGTATCGTGATGATGTAAAGTTCAATAAAATGTATGGTCATTGTTATCATGCATCTCAAGCATTATATTATCTTATCGATACAAATCAATTAAAACCAATGAGTGCGGAAGATTATCGTGGAGAAAAGCACTGGTGGCTACAGAATGGAGATAGAATATATGATGCTACAGAATCTCAGTATTATTCAGTAGGAAAACTTCCACCACATGAAAAAGGAAAAAAAAGTAAATGGTATGGTTGGCAACAACGACCACAACAGATTTCACTTGATTTGATGGTTAGAGTTTTAGGTGAGCGATTGATAACAGATGAGGTGTTGACATATTGAACTGTAGCCTCTAAAATGTCCTAGTATTGAACGAAACACAGTTCAATCAGCAAAGTTCTTCTAACATACTGAAGAAAATTGCACAACTCTTTATACCCAGTTTCAAATGCAACCTAATCAAAATTTTATTGTCCCTCTGAAGGAACGTATTACCCTCATGGACTATGCTTATTTCATCCAAAAGTTTGGATTATTTAATGCTCCTCGTCAATTTCAACGTCCTATCGCATGGAAATCGGAAGATAGGAAGAAGTTCTTTCAATCAATCTTGATGAATAGAGCTGAAGGAACTTATGTTCTTGTTGACGTAAAATCTAGTATCGGTCGTCTTGAATCCGCAGGTGAATGTGACAACAACACATACAAGTTCTTTAAGAAGTTTCTTAATGAAGGATACAAGTATGTTATCCTTGATGGAAACAATCGTATGTGCTTCATTCAGTCTTTGTTTGACGACACTTACACCATTCCTGAAGGAAAATATGAATATATTACTGATGAATTGAATGGCACTATTTCTTCGTTCACCGTTCGGAAAGGAAAGCAAAAATTTTCTGATTTGCCAGAACGAATCCGTGAGATTATGGGAGAACGTCAAGCTGCTATCAGCGTCTATACTCAAATTACCATTGAAGGTATGTCTGAGGTGTTCCAAAATGTGAACAGTGGTGTTCCTCTTAATCAACAAGAACTCCGTAATGCATACTCAACTTTGTGGGCTGAGTATGTTCGTAATATCGCTGATGATGTTTGTTCCCTTCTTGCAAAACTCTTCAAGGACTATCGTTCCCGTCTTCGTGGTGAAGAATGGATTGTAGATTGTCTTGACATGGCAATTCAAGCTATCGATCATAACCCAATCTTGAACGAAACTAAGATTAGTGGTGTAACTCAGACCACTAAAAATAAACTCTATAAGAGTGATTTCTTAACAAAAGAAGATGAAGACTTCTACTTTGACAAATTTGTTGAACTGATGGACTTCATCATCGGGATGCTCCAAGAAGAAATTTTGGAAGCTAAGTCTATAACTCGTACGTCTGCGGTACAAAATCTGTACTGGATGATGTGTAATGGTATTGATACTTTTGAGCAGGCAGTCTCTGCAGTTGAACTACATGAAGTTGCCTATAATGATAAGAATCGTACCTTTACTTGTGGAGATGATGATAAAACATTCAAAGAGTGTTGTAATGGTATGAGTGCCGAAAATCTCAAGGCACGTCATATTGTCCTCAATGAGATTATTGAGAAAATTGTTCCTAACACCAACAATTTTACTATCCTTAATAAGGAATTTGAAAATGCTTGAATTTGATGAAACTGTAGCCTCCAAACTGTCCCAGTATTATGACAATCAAATCAATGAAAACAGAGTTCCTCTGCGTTAAACCAAAATCGAATAAAGCAAAAAATCGTTTCTCTAATCTAATGAACAATCTTCATTCTTGTCGTGTGGAGAAACGTGAAGAAGGAAAAGTATTTCTTGCTTCTATTAGTGGCAAATACTTTTTTTGGATGAGTGAAAACTGTGATGATCATTGGGAGGTTATCTAACTGTAGCCTCTAAAGTGTCCTAGTATTGTAATCACAACCAACATGGCAACTCGTTCACGCATCGGTATCGAACTTAAAGACGGTTCAATTCTCTCTGCTTATCATCACTGGGATGGTTATCCGCAGTGGTTGGGTCGTATTTTGACCACACATTACAACAGCAAGGATAAAGCATCCGAACTGATTGATGGTGGTGATATGTCTTGCTGCTGGACTAATGAGCGTTGGACTGGTAAAGAATTAGCACCATATGTCAGGGAAATTAAAGAAACTGAAGAATATGGTCCCCAATACTATTCACAACGTGGTGAAGAATGTCCCCCACGATATGACAATGGTATGGAAGAGTTTCTTTCTGATAGTGAAGAATACTCTTACATCTTCACTAGTGCTGGTTGGGTATGTTATGATATGAATCAGTTTGATGATAGAAAATTGCCTGAAATCGTTGAAATTCCATCTGGAGCACTTGCAGTATGACTGAAGAAGAAATGGAAAAGGAAGCTATTGAATTTTGGCAAATGATAGAGGAAGAATCCGCAAAACTTGAAATCACTGCTGATTACTACCTTGCGGAATTTTACTCTGTCTGATATAATCTAATTGTAATTTATTGGAGACAATGGCACAAAAATTTCTTTACATCGTTGATCATTATGTTCCTTTTCCATCTAGTGAATATGGTGGTATTTGGAATGTAATTGCACAGGACGATGATGAGTGTTTTGACCTCATTACTTCCGAAGATTCTGGAGGATTTAATTCTAAATTCTATGGAAATCTTCGTGAGAATATCTTGAAGTCTCGTACTTATGCACTTGCCGAAAATCTTGATTCTAAAATTGTTGAGGAGTTTACAACATGAGTGAAATGAAATGTGACATGATTGTCAGTTGGGATAAGCATCTCAAGAATGGCAATTTGTGGAGAGTCAATGTTGAATTGCCGATGCAAGATGCTCCTGAAGATGCACCAAACTGGTTAGATGTGGCAGTAGATGTAGTGGCACCCAATCGGGAGCTTGCTTGCTATATTGTCTCTACAATGTATCCAGACTATGAATCAATGGTTTCTAATGATGAACCCCTTAAAGATAAGTGAAATTCATGACTTCCCACATTCTCCCCCAGAGGGCTATTCCTATCAAGTAGAGAGACACAATGCTTCGACTATTGCGATTTGGTTACTACACCACCGTAGGTATGTTTTTAGTGATGATGATCAACCTGTTAGGACAATCTGGGGATTCGTTAAAACAAAGAGAGGAAGGAAGGGAAGCATTAAGAAAACTTACCATGCCCCCATCAACTCTAATAAAATAGGAAAGGAAGTTGATGTAAAAAATACAACTCCATATACATCAATGCAACTTAATCTAACGCCTTTAGAACTGGCTTATGTACAAACCAAAGGTTAATCATTATGTAAAATGGAAAACTGTTGAGGGTTGGATTTATTTTTCTGACCCAGAGTACATCACGATTGAAATTGATGTAAAACCAAAACCAAATTGTCCCATTTCAACACATAAACATCTAAAAACACATGTTCTTGTTCTTTGTCATCATTGGAATTGGCATGAATTAGAATATCTTGGCGAAAGATCTGTAAACACAGAAACTGTAGCCCCTAAAGTGTCCTGATAGTGTGAGTACAACTCAAATGAACGAAACCAAAACTTATCCACTCTTCCGAGAACTTGCAGAAATTGCAGATTGTTGGTTGAATGATGAAACCATCGAAGAATATCTGCGAGAAGAAGAGCAGAATGTTCAATGTGACGAATTTGCCCAAGACAACTACACTGTTTGAATCAATGACTGACACCGTTAATGTTCTGCCTCATCTCATCGAACTTAAAGAAGCATGGAGAACTCAAAACTTTCGATTTACTAAAGATCAAAAGGAACAATATGAAATGCTTCTTCAAGCTAGACGAGAACGTGTAAAGTATTTTTATGAAAACGATCTTGTTCAAAAAGGACCAAAAGTGGTCAAAGAAAAAGAGCAAGAAGAAAAAGAAAATTGATTACCAATTTATCATGAACAAAATCATTTCCGTTGCTGTCCTCGCAACAATGTTTGCTGCTCCTGCTAATGCTTTATCACAAGGTTATCAATCTAATGTGATGGAAACCTGCCGTAGATATAGATACACCGAGGATTACACTCCTGGTCGTATTGATGCTGCAGGTAACTATCGTAATGGATATGTGACAAAAAGAAGAGTTAGAGTTCCTTGTGACTCTGATCATGGTGAGTATCAAATGGCACATTATCCCCATCATGGGTATCATCCACAACCACAACCTCAGTATTATCCACAACAACAATCTGCACAACCGATTGTAATTAACAATCAGCAAAAAGAATGTAATGGAAAACTAGTCAGAATGGGTCTTGGTAGTTTACTTGGTGGTGCCGCTGGCTACTATGCTGTTGGTGGCAAAAAATCTAGTAATACTATTCTAGGAACTGTTCTTGGTGTTGGTGGAGGTGCAATTCTTGGACGTGCAACTTGTTGATAAAATCTCCTGTTATTCTAAATAATAACAGGAGATTTTGCATACTAGGATGAAAACTTTTTCACAATTCATGTCTGAAGTATATGACAAAGATGTCATGGGTTCTTCACAGATTCGTAAATCTGGGGAGGGGGGAAGAATTGGACGTGAGAGAAAGAAGAGCGAACCCGAAAAACGTAGAATGAAAGCAGTTGGTGGCGGTAAAATGGTTCCTGCAAAATCATACAAAGATAGAAAAGATATTGGTCAACAGCGTCAAGCAAGCACAAGAACTCAGCAACCAACTAAAGAGAGAGGAAGTGCAGGTTTATCTCTTAGAGACCAGCAAAGAAAGGCAGCAATGGAAAGACGTGCTGCAAGAAAAGGCGGAAGTAGTTCTCCCTCTACTGCAAAAGAAAAAGAGAAAGCAGCAAGCAAATTGCTGACTAAAAAAACAACCAAAACTGTTTCCCCAGACTATAACCCCGCCAAAGCATCAGGATATTCAAGAGATGAACGTCGTAAATTAAAGAGAGCAGGTGATAGATTGATTCGTGACACTCAGAAAGGAATAAAAAGACCATCAAGTCATTACGATCCAAAACTTTGATGCTATATTAACTGTAGCCTTTAAATTGTCCCATTAGTGAAACCGACTTTATTATGATCACCCTGCGTCCTCATCAGCAACGCATCGTTAATCGTATGGAAAACTACACCAAAGGGCAAATTATTGTCCCGACTGGTGGTGGTAAAACAATGTGCATGATTGTTGATACTCAACGTCGTCTTAATTCTATTGACAACGGCACCACTACAGTTGTTGTTGCTCCTCGTATTCTGTTGGCAGAACAATTATGTAGTGAATTTATGGAGGTTCTTGATCCTAACAACAGTGACCCATATTTGCATGTGATGCACGTTCACAGTGGTGAAACTCATCACGTTAGCACAACCAAAGCAGAAAAGATTCATCTTTATGCTAATTGTGCTCGCACTATGGGTGAGAATGTTATCATCTTCACCACCTACAATTCTCTCCATCGTATCATGGAGGCAGATATTGAGGTCAATACGATTTACTTTGACGAGGCACATAATAGTGTCAAACGTAACTTCTTCCCGGCCACAGAGCATTTCAGTGGTGTCTCAGAGCGTCGTTACTTCTTTACTGCGACTCCGAAACATTCTCTGACTGTATCCAAACCAGGAATGAATCGTCCCGAAGTTTATGGTCAAGTTCTGGAGAATGTTCCTGCTCCTGAACTTGTCGAACAAGGTTACATTCTTCCTCCTAAAGTTGTAGTCAAGCAACTGCCTCTGGTGAAAGGTCGGAAGGTCATGTATGCAGAGGATTCTGACAATCTGTTGGAAACGATTGATGACAACAACATCGACAAAACTCTGATTTGTGCTCGCACTACAAAGCAGATTATGGGTCTTATTTCTCAGTCTGATTTTTGTATGCAACTCTCTGACCGTGGTTATTCTTGGATGACGATTACATCCAAGACAGGAGCTATCATTGATGGACAGAAGGTCAATCGTGAACAATTCTTCGACACGCTGAACGCTTGGGGTAAAGATCCTGAGAAAAAGTTTGTTGTCATTCACCACTCTATTCTGTCTGAAGGTATCAACGTCAGAGGACTGGAAGCAGTTATTTTCATGCGTAACATGGACTATATTGGCATCAGTCAGTCCATCGGTCGTGTGATTCGTCTGGGTGGATCTGAGAAGACGTTTGGTTTAGTTTGCATTCCAACTTATGATTCAGTTGGTGTCAGCACTGCCCGCAAAGTTCAGGCAGTTGTTGATGTTGTGTTCAATCAAGGTCAACCTGCAATTTCGGAGATTCGTCGGTGAAAAATCAACAACCAACTAACAGCAACATCCTTGACCCTAAATGTGGCCCACTAGGGTTCATTGTTGGGGACTGGAATGATATAAATTCATTTTATGCTGCTGTTCCTTGCGGCACTGGTCTGATGGTCATCCACCAAGGGAAACAGTTGAAAAAATGCAGAAACTCAATTAGTGCTCGTAATTTCATAGAAAAATATAAAAAGAAAAGATCGGTTGCGCGGTTGCCTGTGTGACGGATAATAAGTGTCACACCCTCTCTCGCAATGGGGTGGTGGTTCTGATATGATTAGTCTATCAACACAAAGGGCAATGACTCTCACTGCAATCGCTGAACGCTATGAGTCTGAAGTTGATAAACTTCCCCAGACCCATTTTGAATTGGGTGGTGGTGCTGCTCGCTCTGAATCTGGTTTGGTTTATGAGAACTTGATTGAACGGACTTGTGCTGCATTAGATCTCGATGCTCGCAAGAATGATTACAAAAAAACTGAAGAGGTTAATGGCACTTGCTTGAAGAATCTTCAGGTTGATAAGCACATCTATCGTAATGGTTTGATGGTGAAAGCCGTTGAAGGCAAAACATATTTGGATGCTTGTTATCTCAAACGTGCAGTGATGGACTTCATCGAACTGGATCAATCTCCTGAAGTTCCTGATAATGTAAACTATGCAATCTTTGCAGGACAAAATGCATGTGGTAAAGATGCTTTTGCATACTATCAAGCATTTTTTAAGAAGATTACTGGCAAGGAAGTAAAGATCTTTTTCGTGAATCCTTCCCGTAAGCGTTCATCTTCCCGCCCTATCTACAAGGAAGAGTATCGCGAAGATTTCAAACTTGATAAAGTAGTGTATAATGAGTTTATCGAATGGTTGAAGAAGTGATGTTGTATAACGATGATATGTTCAATGTTCTGGGTAATCTTGAACCCCAGAGCATTGATCTTTTGCTGACTGATTTTCCTTATGGGACATTAAATAAGTCTCGCAATCAGTGGGATCGTATTATCGACTATGATAAGTTTTGGGAGGTTGTTGATGTTATCTGCAAACCAAATTGTGCCATTATATCTACAGCAGCACAACCATTTACGTCTGTTCTGATCTCTACAAACTACAGAGATTTTAGATATTGTTTGGTATGGGAAAAGAGTAAAGCAACTGGTTATCTTAATGCTAAAAAGCAACCGATGAGAGCACACGAAGACATCGTGGTTTTCTATAAGAAACAACCAACATACAATCCCCAGATGACAACAGGCAAACCATATGACAAGGGCAAAGCAGTAAGAGATGCAGAACAATATGGGAAGCAAACTAAAGCTGTCCATGTGAAGAATGAGGAGGGAACACGTTACCCACGTAGCGTAATTTATTTCAAGACAGCAGAAGATGAGGGAAAACATCATCCTACACAAAAACCGATTGATTTGTATCGTTGGTTGATAAAAACTTATTCTAACGAGGGTGACACTGTGCTGGATCCGTGTATGGGTGCGGGTACAACTGGAATTGCAGCAAAAATGGAAAATAGAAACTTTGTTGGAATTGAGCGTGAATTAGATTACTTTAACTCCGCATCAGAAAGAATAAACAATGAATGTGTGCCAGTTGACGAACAGGACACAACTGCTTGCAATCCACTGATCGATGCGCTATCTTAAGAACATGAAAAACACACACCTCCAACATCCCGAAGATTCTATCCTTTCGGGTGATCTCTCTGTCCTTGATTGGTTCCTCTCTGAGAGTGACCTTTCTGTTAAATTTGATGGTTCTCCTGCTATTGTCTGGGGTACGAATCCTGTCAATGGAAAGTTTTTTGTTGGTACTAAATCAGTCTTCAACAAAGTAAAAATCAAAATCAATCATTCTCATGAGGAAATTGATCAAAACCATAAAGGTGAAGTTGCGCTTATTCTTCATGCTTGCTTTGCTAATCTTCCTCGGACAGATGGTATCATTCAAGGTGATTTTA